CCAACTGCTAAAATCGTACGACACAGTCAGCTGAACGCAACGGCTTGCCCTGGCATTAACTTCCCCTTTGCGGATATTGTGAATGCGCCTATTGTCACAGCGCCTACACCTACACAGCCAACAGAAATAATTTATCGTGTCATCGCACAAGTCGGTTCATTCAAAGACAAACCCAAAGCGGAAGCTATCAAAACAGAACTTGAAGCTAAGGGATATAAAGTAACAATAACGGAGGTAAAAATATGATTGCAAAACTTGCAAAACTGATTGATGTAAAGTCAATTGTCACACTCACAATGACAGGTGTTTTTTCGTATCTTGCTGTTGTTGGGGAAATTACACCAGTCCAATTTATGACGGTTTTTGTTCTTGTTGTGGGGTTTTACTTTGGAACTCAAAAGAATAAAACGGCAACCGAATAGCATACATAAAATAAAGAAAGGCGAGAGTGTTATGCTCCCGCCTTTTTGCTTATTATTCCTTTAAAACCAAAGCCAGATTCCCGCGAAACAAGCTCCAAGAATGAGACTTGACCCAATTCCGAACACAGCTTCAATTTTGTTTGTTGGAACGACCCTTATATTTATAAAAAGTATCGAAACGCAAATAAGTGTAAGTACAATTCGCAATGCTATTAGTTCCATTTAAGTTCTCCTTATTATTCATTTTCCTGCCAACATTCGCTCTTGTTGCATTTTAATAAAACATTCTTTTTCGCTTTCTCGCTTGTGCAACGGCTTGTTTGGCTCTGCGCTTTTCAAGATATTTCGATTCAGCTTTTTCGCTTAACAGGATTTTAAGTATTCTCTCTACACTTGTATTTGTTCCCTCAAGATAGCCTATTGCTTCATTCTCAAAGAAACACTCAAGCTCAATGAAATTGCACTCGCTCGTTTCTTCGCCACCTTTGCATAACGCCCGCCAATCTTCGGTGGCTTGTACTACAATTGCAACGGCAAGCCCATCTATCCCCGAAAGAGCGTTTTCGTGTTTGCCGAATTTTATCTTACCCATTAACTCTCACCGTTGGAGCGTTTTAGAATAAACCGTTTACCGCAACAAGTGCATTTTGTAAGATGTACAGCTTCTTTGGGTACCGCTTGTTCTAGTTTTGTATATTTACCGCACTCGCACACTCTAATTGCACCGCGGTGTTCGCAATCGGTAGCACAACGGTTACACTGTTTAAAGTTTGTCATATGTCACCCTCTTTTTCTTCTGTTATGTATCCGCATTTGATTCCTCCGCAGAATGGTGATTTCTCAACGTGTTTGCAACCTCTGCAACAGTAAAGGCAAATAGTGTCACCATATCTTTTTTGCACCGCGGGGTGGGGGCAACTCCTAACGGCACACTCTTTATAATCGTGGTTGCATTTGTAACAATGCGTTGCCATGTAATCGCCCCCTAATCGTTGAATGGTAGTTCTTTGTCCGGTTCAACATCTTCTTCAAAACGACTTTGCGAGAGTTTAACATAGGAAGTCTTGACACCGTTTATCGATTTGTAAAAAGCATATCTCCCTTGACTATTGCGCTCGATGTATCCTTTTTCGTCCCATTTGGTTTTGACCGATTCGAAGTCAAACCCTGCTTCGTCCATGATTCTTGACAGGACGGTTTTGTTGATGTAAACGTGATTACCCTCGATGTTGCCCCATGATTGTTTTGCTGATTCGGAGAAGTTGGAACGATTTTCCGCAATTGCTCCGCACACATATTCATAAGCCCTCTCGGTAACGTCAACTTCGGCGGCACTGCATAGGTATTGTTTAACGCACTCGATTGTTAACGGTTGTTCGTCAGTCCAGAACAGTTTTGACGCTATGCTGTCGGCGGTAAGGATTAAGGCCATTGAACCCGCTTGTTTATCGGTTGTGTCTGTACTGGATAATATCTCTGCAAAGATTCTGCTGTATATCTCTGCGACATTGAGTGTTTTAATATGGTCTATGTACGGCTTTCCAGCGCACCCATAATGTGTTCTAACGTAGTTCGCTGTGAGGTTGCCGTTTTCAACTAGCTTGCCTTTGCACTCAACTTCGATTACTCGGTTTTTCGCACCGCCGCCCGACGCCTGTTTAATGCACGGTTCTTCGCCTGAAAAGATGAAGCTACATTTCCACGCGCGGACTTCATTTACCTTGTCATACGACATACGCCCTCTGTCTATGCCCTCTGTGATGCACATTATAAGGTTGTCGTAGTTTGTCCAACGCGATTTGATTGTTTGTAGCTCGTCCCCCGCAAATGGTAGGTTGCGGAGAAACGCCGCGGTTGTTAGCATTGAGTTTGCCGTCATGTTCATTGTTCGTGTCATTTTACCCATTGAGGGGTCTCCCCATATTGACATAGCAATCATCAGCGCAATTGTCTTGCCCGCGCCTGTACCGCCCCATAGATGAAACACAAACGGATTCTCGCCTATCAACTCAATTAATGGTGAAGCGAATGAGGCGGCCATACACAAGCGCAAGTCTTTGTTTGTTCGCAGAGGCTTAATAAACTCCGTCCATTCGGCGAGACTGCCTTTTTCGCTCAACGCTTTGTACAGGTGTTTAAACTGGTCGTCACCGTCAAACACAACCTTGTCTGTGTACGGCATGAATTCACCATCTATCCAACCCATAACGGACTTTGCGGCTTTATGCGGTAGACAATACAAGCTCCATGCCACAACATCGGCTATGTACTTGACAAGCATACCCGCATTGTCCGAATTGACTTCAATACCTCTGTCGGCAAGTTTGATTATGCTGTTGCGGTTAGCGGTCACGGAGCGTTCCGTTATGAGTGTTTGCCAACGGTTGTGCTTGTAAAATGACAGCTCTAACTTTTCGGTGTTGCTATCCACGTTTTCTAACAATGCTGTCGGTAATATCGGAATTGGTGAAGCCGCTTCGGTTGTGGTAGCGACAACCTTGCCGCCTTTGTATATTTCTTTTTCTTGCGTAACGCCGCGGTCATCAACAGTCCAACTACCCAGTGCAATATTGTCCTGTATCTCGTCGAGCTTTTTTGATATAGCTTCGGTCAACTTGGTTTTTCACCACCTTTCTAAGTGGTATTTCTTATAGTAAAGTATCAATGCGATAACAAACATTAGATATGTTGCTTACCGCTTCAATGTACAAGGGGTTAAGCTCGTCCTCTGCGCTTGTTGGCCTGTACATCATGCGTTGTTTATCCAGTCGAATGTACTCGCCCCACAGAGAGCCGTACAGTGCGTTGTATGCTTGTTTCTCCGCATCACGTTTTTCTCGTTCGGCGGTTATTTCTCGGTATCGTCGTTCGGTATCGCGTTGTTCACGTAAAGTTGGTCTACGGTCAATCGGAAGTCCGCAACAAAAATCAGCGTTTAGCCTTTCAACAGCTTCAAAGAAGTCGAGATTCAATATGTGCCGCGTAAAGCTGATAACATTGCCTCCAGTTCCACAAGCAAAACAATGATACACGTTTTCGCTAAAATGCAGATTATATGCGTCACCGTTATGTATGGGGCAAGGTATTCGATTAAACCTCGGCTTGGCGTTTGGCACGTAACAGTCAACGGCATTTTGCATGGTGACTAATTTACAAATAATATCCGCAAACTTTTTGTATTGCTTGAAATCACAATCATTCATATTTTCAGCCTATCGGCAAGTTTCCGTAACGCCTGTGTTAGAGTTTCGCCAGACATACCATTGCGGATATATGTTGCTTTGAAGTCGTTATATTTGCGGAGTTTTTGTTGGTAGGTCATTCACTCACCTCGTTTCAAGGCTTCTCTTGCTGCATAGAATAAAATACCGTGAATTATCTGCCCCGTTTCTTCCGGCTTACAAAAGCAAATTGTGATGTTGAAACGTACTTGCCACGACAGCAAAGACGCTATTAGGCTTTTCGGCTCTAACTTGCTGCGGTAGTTGTGTAGGAATATATCCGACCAAGAACAGTTTTCGATAACCAGAAAAACCTTTAACCCCTCCGCTTTTGCGCGGGTAAACTCGTCCTCAAAGCGTTGTCGGTCTGCGGTGAAGTTTCCGGCAATTTCGTCAATGGAGTTCTTCTTTTCAATCACGACTTCATGCTCAAGCGTCTGCTCGTCTATCATTGCGCTATAATCCCCCGTGTCGAGTTTGCGGGGCTTGTGGGGTATCTTTTTTGAATCGAGATACCCCGTTATATGCCCGTTTACTTGCTCTCGGGTATCGCAGATGATAGTCAGTTGCTTTAAAAGCTCGTTGATTTCCTTATCTGTGCGATACTTTACCAAGTCGCACCGCCTTAATCTGGCAGTTCATCAAACGGTGTTGGCTCGTCATTTCCCGCGAGGTCTGTAATCGTCTGGCGCTCCGGCTTCTCACCCACCCATTCGGGGAGCTTTGCAGCTTCGCTCGAGGATATCCACCACTTAAGGTTGAGATAGCCGTTTTCGTCAGTATCAAAATCTCCCGCGCCCATAGCGCCTATCCAGCCAAGACAGTTGAAATCACCGCGCTTGATACCAAAAGCATCAAAGAATTTTGTTGCGTTTGCATTGAATTTGTCGTTCTTTACGAGGTAGGTCTTGACTTTGATGCTTGTTGGGTTCGGCTTAACCGTGATTACAAACATCGGCAGATTGCTCGACTTGCTGACCGTTTCCTCCGCATCGACTATCTCAACGCGATATTTGCCTTTTTGTGCCCTTGCGGTTTCTTCGGGCTGATAATCATTCCAATTTGACATATGTAATGTCCTCCTAATTTTTTATTGTTTAATACTTTGAACGCCAGTTTTCGCAGAATGTGTCTACCAGCTTTCGACTATCCAAATAGTCCATAAAGTGTTTAATTGTTATCTCGATAGGCTCTATATCTTCGGGGCGGTACGTTTCTCGGTAT